ACCTGACCCTGCGGTAATGGTTGCAGCGGCTGGCCCACCAGAACCACCAACGATAATCTGCCCGTCAGTAGTCAAAGCCACAGAACCTACTGCATCAGTTCCACAGTCCTGGCTAATAAGTACGGCCTTGTCAGTGAGCGATGTAACACCAGTGCCGCCACTGGCAACTAGAAGCGTTCCTGTTGCCGCTGTGATGGCAATCGTGCCACCGCTGTTACTTGCGGCGTGTGCATGGGTAGCATTGCCCCAGTTAGTAGCCCCTATCGTTGGCGAGGCCGTCCACGCAGGCAAACCAGATGCTAACTGCATGATATTGCCGTCTGTAGCTTTAGCTAATCGAGACAGGACAGTGGCACTAGAGGCATACAGAATGTCACCCGTAGCCTGAGATTCAAACACATGACCCGTGCCGTCAGACGTAATGTACTCAGCTTGAGTTAGCTCTGCACCTGGGTCTTTGTGTGTTAGCTCATTAGCCATTAGCTATGTCCTACCGTCACGATGATATTAGATCCTGGGATGTCCACAAATACTGCGGTGTTGAATGTTAAGTCCAGATTACCCAAGAATGTCATGCTATCCGCAGGTACGTCCGCATCAAACAAGTCTGTCCCACCATCGGCGGTGCTGTCATTAAGTTGTATTCTGCCACCCGTACCACCAGCAGAGATAGACATCCAGTACACGGTAGCTGGATAGTTTGTTGCCTGCCCGTCAGCAGCCAGAATGCTTGTGTTACTTACTATTCCCATGCTAACCTCCGTGTTCTTTTTTATTGTGAGCCTTTAACTTATTGGTAGCTATCATCTTATTGTAGCCATCAAACTCACTGCCGCATTCTTCGCACGACACGACCACCAACTCTCTCTTAGCCTTAGATGGAGCTTGTTCCGTTGGTAACGCTGCCCCTCGGGCAGCCGCCTGGATCAGTACCCGCTGGAATTCACGGTCCTCTTCTCTAGCAGCCGTAGCAGTGATATCTTCGATGGTCGCCCATTCTTGTGGATGCCGTGTCTGCATGTGACGAGTCACCTGATAAGGAGAATCAAGGTTATCTTTGGTGCATTCCGGCAGGCCGAGTTCGTCATATTGATCCCGGTTCTCGTCATCTTTGAAGAGTAAGCACTTGTGCTGACCACCCCGAGCCTCAAAGTTAGGCTTTACTGTGGTGAATACTCTGCTTCCATCCTTCCGGGTCTTGCCTAACGTGGTCTGAAGCATGTTGCGATTACAGACACTACGAGCAGCAGATTGAGTGTCCCAGATATATACATACCCAGCCGATTCTACTATTGACCCCTGATTGACTTCCGTGATTTCCTGTAAGCCCGGTTCTGGTGCCTCAGTAATCACAGGTACTTCAGTGGGGCCATCCTCGTCTGACGCATCCGCGATCTGTTCTAGGACATCCGTGATATTCTGGGTCGTCATACTAACCTCTTATCGTGCTACCACCGGGACCAAATACGGTATACCCAATAGCGCGTTTCGCCTCTTCCTCTTCCTGGTCATAGAACTCTTGCCAGATATTACGAGTTCTTAAAGGAGGCGCTTTATGTTCGCGCATCTCCATAGCTATATCTTTGAGTTCGCCAACAGTGTGAAGCATCTCACCACGTCCCGTGACCTCATCAATGACACCACCAGGTATACGGAATTCAGGAGTAGTGAAATTACTAGAGGGGCCAAGGTCAGTACGATATTCTGTGAGAACATCATTGCGTACAACCAGTATTATCTGGAAACGCCGTGGCGCTCCTAAAGGGGAGGGTTGCGTCAGCTCTGAGAGACTGTAAGCCAACTCGTCGTAACTGATCTCAAGGGTTGCTGGAAGTAGTGACATCTCTCTCCTACGATATTGCCATCGTAAACCCTGCGCTTGCTGCGGAAACTTGGAAGCTTGGGTCGGAGCCTGTGCCGTTACTCGTTAGAACAAGTCCTGATGTGCCAGGAGTGATCGGGGTAATTGCCCCTGTCCCTGACCCTAGCAAGACATAATGGTCATTCAAAGTAGCAAGGCCAGTGCCACCTGATCCTACTTCTAGTGCAGAAGAAAGCGAAAGGTGAGGGCTGACATTGTTGAATCGTCCCGCAATAGTCCCGTCAACCAGGACTTCCATGCGAGAACTTCCAAAGTCGTACCGAAAACCTCGGCGTGTTGTCATGTGTTCCCCTTAGCTGCAAGGCAGCACTTGATAAGGGTATGCCCGGACGATTAGGTCCGGGCATCAGTAACTAGGTTAGACCGTCCAGTCTCTATTGGCAGTGACTTCTATGTAGTCACAGTCCATGATGACAAGTTGGGTAGTGTTGGCAGCAGCGGCAAGACACACAGCCATGTCAGTGCTTGTCGAGCATGCACCCGCTACGGTCTGCTTGAGTACGCCATCGATGTACCATCTAGCAGTTCCGTTGTTGTCTACTTCTAAACGGAGTACTTGCCACTCGCCAGCTACTGCATCATCGTTTAGATCAACAGCAGTAGTCGTAGTCGAACCAGCAGTAGTCCCGCCATTATGGATACCGTGCCAGTCCTCATCGTCTGTGAGTTCATCACTCAGATAGAACCCGCAGAGATCTGCTGGCATAGTGATGGTAGTGCCTGATGCGTTGATGACAATGTCTTCCAATTGCTCATCAACTGAAAGGATGCTGGTCAGTCCAAAGAATATCTCTTTGGTGTCCAAGTCAGGGAGTTGAACTCTGGTTTCCAGAGTAATAGTACCCATCAGACCTACATCAAGCATTATGTGCGTACCGATGAAGGTTGTATCAGCATCAGTATTGGCACCTGTCAGGGTGATAACACCAGAAAGTGCATCCTTCCCTGCGATGCCAGAATCTGAATCTTCAAAACCTTCACCACCAGCAAAGAAATCACCAAGCTGTGCTGTATCAGCAGTCAGTGCCAGAGTGTTTGCCACACCAGCAAAGTCATTGAACAGTCTGATTCTACCGTTACCTGATTGGGGCATTATGTTCACCTACTTGTTTGAGCTGTAGCTCTAAATTTCGTATTCGCTCCCTGTAGGGGGCCACTGCCAAGAAGATACTATCCCGAGGAACGGCGGCTAGGTTCTCTAGCCGCACATCCGCAGGTTGACCATTCAGATTATGTACCACCCACCCTTTTGGTATGGGACCATGAGCCTCAGACCAAACGGTGCGGCGGATATTCATTAAGTGGTCGGAAGCGTCGCGTCAGTCTCGACTTCAAACAGCCAGTTACCTGGGCTACGCTCACCATAGGCATACTCGTCGTAGAGGAATACGCTGGTAGAACCGCCGCCGATATGTGGCTCTCTGCGAGTCTCTGTGCGCGGGGAACGTCCTTGAACAAGGATCAGTGCTTCCTGTGCAAAGATACCGCCTTTAGCGGCATTGCCAGCGGTGGAGATATTGCCGTCTTCGTAGATCTCACAGTTGGCAATGCGACCACGGAAACCTTCTTGGAATACACGGGCGGCTAGGCCATCTGTGTACCCACTCTCCGTTGGAGGGTTACCACTGGAAATGGATGCGACTGCATCATAAAGGTCTTTGATCTGGAAGCCATGCAGAACCGCACGGTAAGGTGGGTTCCCAGGCTCGTCAGAGTCAGAGGAGATACGGGAGACAGCGGCGGCAATCATGCCCGTTGTCAGAGCCGCACCAGAACCACCAATGGTCAGGGACGCGCCGTCAATGGCGGTCAGACCATCCTCGTCTTTCTTTCTCTGAATAGCATTCTGTGCCAGACCGCCCACCTTTGCGTAGGCATTCTTGCTGATACGGGCTGCTACCCGGTCAGTGATGAGGGTATGAATCCCTACCACCGTGGGAGTGATCGTCAGCAATGTGTCGGACATCTGCTGTGGGTTGTCGAGTCGCGTAGTTTCAGTGACTGTCTGCGCTGTCAAAGCTGCCATAGAAACTTCGTTCCATGAAAGGCCCGTCCCTTCTCCAAGAGTTACTTTGTCCACCAGATTGGGGACAACACCCTCTTGTTCTCGGATTTGACGTGCCGAAGCAATGACTGTGGGTAAACTGTCAGCCAGTGATTGTGTAACTGTATCGCCTGCTGCCATAGTTGGCTCTCCTTAATTTCCCGCATTCAAGCGGTCAAGGATAGATTTTGCTTTTTTATGATCGGCTGTGGTCGGGGTATAGTCCTCGGAGCCGTAGACTGTGTCCAGCCACCGCTGATCGGACATACCACTGCCACCCGCAGCCGGACCTGTATCCATGTCAAATGCACCAGAGTCTTCAGCCGTTACTGGTTCTGCCGGCTTCCCAGAGCGTTGGCCCCGTTCTACCTGACGCATTACCTTCTGTGCTTCAGATACTGCTGCCTGTAAGCCCCTTACATCCTTCCTGTTGTGCGCGTCAGTCCACATAGTGCGGACCTCGGCTAACTCTGGCGATGTCTGGAGGTCGATAAGGTCGCTACCTTGCTCGTCCTGCACCAGACTGACCAAGTCTTCAGAAAGGCTTGTCCAAGTATTTGTGTACGCGGCTGTAGCATTGAGGTTGGCCTGTTCGCCCTGGATAGAGGTGAGTTGTTCTGGCAGGGTATCGGTATCGCCGGTCCCCATAGCTTGCATCAATGCGTCAAGCTTGCGGTCTGTTATCCGCTGTTGGTTACTTAGTTGCAATACCAAGTCGCTTTGCTCTTGCTGCCTGTTCCGTCGCCCTCTTTGAGCCTTTAGGTCATTCTCAGCCTTGCTTACCTTGTCTTCTGCTGCCTTAGCGCGTAATTCCCAATCGACTACTTCTTCTTGTGGGGTATCTCCCGAGGATGCCTCGTCGGATAGAGCTACCACATCAGAGTTTTCGGTTGTCACAATCTTCTCCTATGTATATGCATAAATGCACATCTGTCAATAGATTATATACCGTTTATATATTCGTTATCTAGCACCCACAAATAAATCCTTAAATGAATCCGTGGTAGGGCTTGGCTGCATGGTAGGGGCAGTAATAGTTTGAGTAGTTCCAGTAAACATATCTTTGAAACTGTCTGCTCCTACAGGCTCTGACATACTGGGCTGTACTTGAGATGGTGGTGGAGTCATCTTTGGCCCTGATTCCGATTCTCTGAAATGGAAATCAGGCAATACCGGAAGCTTTACCCAACGATCATAATTCTCGCCATGCACTGGCACCCCACTGTAATCCCACTTTGCCAAGATAGAATCTACTTCCTTGTTTTCCCATCGATATTCTTGGCGCATTTCAGAGATACCTTCCTCAATCTCGCGTAAATCAGAATACATCCCTGTCTGTTTCTCGGCTTTAGTAGCATTCTTGTATTGATCCCATAAAAACTTAGTCTCTTCATCCAACGGAAACTCTTTGAAAAATTCTTCTTCTATCTGCCAGTACTCATCAAGATTTGCCATGTCTTCGTGGTACTCTTTGACCTTTGGCGTAAGATTGCTTAGACCTGTATTAGTCTCTATCCACCCTCGGTCTTTAGGGGTCTGGGAAGCTATCCAGCGCTCCATCTCGTCCCACGCATCTGCTGTCATCTGGCCTCGGCCTACCGTGGTACGGATGCGGTCAAACTCCTCGTAGTATCTATCAGTCGGGGTCTTATCCTTCTCATCCTTCTCAGGGAAATCATCACCGTAGATCTCCCGACGACCCGCAGCTAAAGTAAGCATTCGGTTACGGCGTTCTTCCCTCCATTCAGATGGGTTCATAGCCCCTGGAATGGCAGCGTCTAACCAGAAATCAGCCATCTTATCGTCAGCTAATGCTTGGTTTTTTCCTGCATCTGCCTTGAGTTCCATCGCTCGATGGGTATTGACAGCCCATTCGATTTCAAGACTAGCGGCCTTTTCTACTTCTTCCTTGATACGTTCTTTTAAGTCTGGGCGTTCCTCACGAAACTTTTTTAACTGACCCTCGGATAAGTCTCTAGTACGTTTTATCTCATCACCATCACCATCACGACTATACTGAGTGATCCCGTTATCCTTAGCCCACTTACGAGCTGCAAGGTCACTGGTGGTGTACGGACTTTCTTTGGACATGTTGCTGCCACCAAGCTGAGAGATGAAATCTTCTGCTACTTTTTGCCAATCAATTAGGTTGCCAAAATCTTCGACATTACCTAACCCACGCCGGACATTGCCTACAACAGAACCAACAGTTAAAGGAGATCCGCCTTCGATAGCATAGGCAAATCGACGAAATATCTCTTCTCCAACCGAAGCATCTTTCGGGACTATCTTGGCTCCGTAAAAATCTTCGTTCTTTAGCTGGTCAATAGTATTAGATATGACAGGAGTTACCCTATTATTTGCCCAATTCCATAATCCAGCAAAAGGTACTGGGAAAGGTACTCCAGCAACATCACGCGGAACAAGCGCCTGGATAAATCCTCTGAACGGACCGCCTGCTGGTATCTTGTATGGTCCTATCTGGATCGCCCCCCAACTACCACTGCCAGGTATTGTGGCGTCTTTAGCAGCCTGCCAGGGGTCTTTATCAGTATCGGAATAAAAGGTTGCGGCTACTTGGCTAGTTGTTGCCGCAGTCATCCAGGCAGCGGCCATCCTAGTAGTCCATCTGATTGCTAATCGTTCTTGGAAACTTAATGTTGCCTTGCCAATTGCGACAAGTGGCAATTTAAGATACCCGCTTGTTGCCGTAGCCATCAGCTCGACAGGCTTTGTAAGGAAGGATATCGAGGTAGGTAATGTCCGAAATAATTGCTCTTTCTGAACAGACATCCCTAGCCTACTAGGGTTCCACATAGGGATGACCTTATTAGCTGCGTCAGCCGAGATAGCTTTGGCTTGTTCTGGTGATGCTCCAGCCTTCAGTAAATCCTTGATCCCCTCATCATATAGATTCTTAGACTGCCTCAATACCACGCTGTACATGGCTTCGTTAGCTTGGGTAAATTTTTTACCCATGCCCAGCGGCAACCTAGCTAACAACCCGCCTTTGAATTCCTGCGGAGTAGCAGCTATGACCTCTCTGCCGGTATAGAATG